CCCCTGTTTCGTGCATTCTTGATTATGCGCTCTATGAGGATTCTCCCTATACCCTGCCCTTTATTCGCTCCTATGAGGCGAATACGCATGTCCCCCTTTTGGTTTCGGTGGTTCTTGTTGACTAGTGCGAACCCGACCAACTTCCCATTTGTATTCATCACCGCATAGTGACTATTACTGAATTTATAGGCATCCCTGAACCAATTGCGATCTATGGTCTCCCGGACGAGTCTACGGGCGTCGTGTCGCAGGCTCTTGTTCAGGAGTTTATTCGGGCCCAAGACGGCGACGTTGTTCATTAATTTAGACGGAGAATTTAACGCCCACGAGCCCACTCCTTCTCGAGGTCCACGATGGCCTGTAGGGCCTTCTTGTCGCGGTCCGGCTGCGTAATCTCGGCGTACTCAGCCTCCAGCTTCGTGAGGGGCGCGCGCAGTTTCGCGTGCTCGGCGTTCTTCCGGGCCAGCCGCTCGTCGAGAGCCTTGATCTCATCCTCGAGCTTTACGACCGGTGCATGATCGAAAGCTTCGAGTTCATCGTTCTTCGCCTTTCGCGCCTCCTTGTCCACCACGCACTCCTTGATTTCAGCGCGCTTCTCAGCCATCCACTCGCAGTGAATATTCCACTGCGCCTCTTCGTCTAGACGGTCCCAGCGCCTCTTGGCGTATCCAAACGCCTCCCAGCACTGCTCGTTGGCCGCATAGACGCTCCCCTCGTCGCGCGCCATGTCAATCTCGCCACGATACACCTCCATTCCCTCGTAGATCATGACGTAACTGCAGGGCGGGTAACCCCCGTAATCCTCTGGTCCCGTCTCGAAATCAGCGTCTCCGCAGCGGACAAAGCCATTCTCGTCTTGGTCGATTGAGATTCCCCAACCCATTGATCAAAGCACGCGCTTGACCTTTATTTCAGGTCCAAATTTCGTCACAATCTTCCCGAACCAGAATATCTGCATTGCCCATATGAAGCTCATGAGTATAGAACACGAATAGTAAATATTAAGGGGCACTGAATCTGGGGCCCCGAGAAGCCGCCTGGTCAACATTCCACCACCGACCACGCGAAACGTGAAGAATCCGGTGCAAAATGGTACAAGCCACATGGACGACTTGGTTTGCCGGTACATATCGAGGCACGGATTCGTGAGGCTAAAAATGAACAGAACGAGCGACATGAACTGCTTGTACGGTCCAGTCATGAACATGAGCGTGAGGGTCACTGTGTGATGACCGAGTTGCTTTGGGTCCGTGACCAGAAATCCAAGATAGTACCCCGTCTCGAACCGGGTATGGAGCCTGGTCAACACCGAGGCTCGTACATCAAATACGTCCGTCAGCGTCAATAGGGACAAAAGGCCCAGACCTACAGAAACGAGGTCGACCTGAATATCCCACTTGGCCCTGTGCTCGGGCCAAAACTTGTAGGCGCCGATGATCCCAGACGCTACAATAGCCTCCATTGCTATTTTTGTTTGTAAATTCTCTAAGAGTCTTTAGTCTCGTGCAAGGTCGACTGGGGTGCGGGAGCAGGAGGATCAGCAACACTTTATTATATCTCGGTAAAAATAGGATGGGGTGTTGGCGACCAAGTGAACCCCTCTACGTCGTCTTACCGTATTTCAATTATTGCAAGTTTCAGCGCCGCCGAGAACTCTTCATCGAATTTGTGAATGAAATTCACAAGACCAAAGGGATCAGGATCGTGATCAGTGAATGTGTAGGACCGGCACCACTCCCCAAATTNCCNGTNTGGTCCCACCTGAAGTTCCAGACTGATGACCATATATGGATCAAAGAGAACCTCATAAACTTGGCCATGGGTCAGCTGCCCCGGGGGTGGAGGAACGTGGCGTGGGTCGATGCGGACATTAGATTTTTGAACCAAAATTGGGTCCAAGAAACCATCGAGGAACTCCAGACGGCCGACATCGTCCAGCTTTTCAGGACTGCGGTAAATCTCGGTCCTAATGGGGAAGCCATCAAGACGGACAAGGGGTTCGCATATATGGCGATAGGCTCTGGGACCCCATGGACCCCTAATGACCGGTACGGGTTTTGGCACCCTGGGTACGCATGGGCCTGTACTCGGGACGCGTGGACCCGCATGGGTGGCCTGATTGACTGGGCCATCCTGGGCTCGGGTGACCGGCACATGGCGATGGCCCTTGCCGGTCGAGCAGTCGAGAGCGCACCTGGAAATGTCCATCCAAATTACAAAACACTCTTGGCAGAGTATCAAAATACCGTAAAGGACATGAAGCTCTCGTGGGTCGACGGCACCATACTTCACTTTTGGCATGGATCCTTTGAGAATCGCAAGTACAAGGAAAGATGGAGAATTTTGACTGAAAATTCGTTCAATCCATTCACTGACGTTGGGCTGGATGACCGGGGACAGATGCACCTCACGAAAGAAGGTCAAAGGTTCGAACCTCTTTTTATAAAGTATTTCTCGAGTCGAGAGGAAGACTCGTGAAGTAAAATGATGTCATGTGAGGGTCACGGGGGTGTAGGTCTCTACAATTTCCATCCAAAATCAAAGATGATGAGCGCCGTCCAGCGTGAGTATCTATGCAATGCTCGCAAGGCTATCCGCATCGCAAGCGACGTCAAGTTCAATGACGTCGCTTACGGTCACCAAGCCAACTGGGCCGAGTCATACTGGACCAACTACCTCAAGTCGGTCGGGGCCAAGAACTTCAGGGAACGAGTTTCACACCTCGTGGAACTCTTGGCGGCGAAGAATACCAGAGGAGCGCTAAAATATATTGACATGTAATAGATGACTCTTTACTCTGATGCACTCGCCATCGTCCGTCGTCAGCTCAACGCGCGAAATAACGCAGGGCAGAAGCGCATCATGAACATCAACAACACCATCAACGTCCTCAAGGCGCGCCACGGGAACCAAGCCGTGAATCAGGCGCTTGCAAATGCCCGGCGGCGCGTGAACGCCCGTGTACAGAACGCAGTGCGGCGCTTTATGAAGGCCCCTCACAAGGCGCGGACGGTTGCCATGCACGCCGAGCTCAACGCGCTCCGATTCGTCCCGGTGAACACTTTTCGCGTGAAGCGCGGACGGTCTCCCTCGCCTGTCCGCTCTGCGAGCACTGTTAAAAAGGCGCGCGCTTACGCCTGAGGTCCTGGTCAGGATCGAATCGCGTCGCGTACCAGGCCATTGGAGCCTTTCGTTTCGTCACCAACACATATTTATATGTACGCGCAATAGCCCACTGCTGCGGGGTGGCACCGACGCGACTCCCACCCGTCTTCCACGCCTTGAGGCCCCTGTTGTAGACTGTATTGAGCGTCGAACGGCTAATCCCCGTTCGCCGAGCAATAGCATCCTTGTTAAACTTTAGATCTGGGTAGGTTTTATGAAATAAACCCGTCCACTTGGACTTGCGTTTCGTCCCACCCTTATCGGTCCTGGAAAGCCCGAGCTTGGAGTAGGGTGTGCGCCGCCTCTTGAGCAGCTCCTTTTCGCGCACGAGCCGGAGGGACTTGCTGAGGCCCGTGAAGTAGCGCTCTGGCCACTGACGCGTCACCGTGATGTGTCGTGGGTGGCGAGGCTTCATTACTGTTTGTTAAGATAATCATCTCAGCCTGACCTCGTGATTCTCCATCTGGTGATCGGCCGACTTGATGAAGAGATCGAGCTCCCAGAGAGAGCCGATCACCGGACACCACGCCCTCGGGTCTGGCGTATCTTGACTAAAGTGAATCGGGTGCCAGTTCGGCATCCATCGCGCCGTCGCGAGGTTCTTGAGCGAATCATCTACGAAAATGTTCGTACACGTCTTTGAAAAGTTGGCGTACGCAGCCGCTTCGGGCTTCAAGGGTCCGGACATGACGTCATCAGGTCCGCACTGGATGTAAAGCCCGTCACTGATTGCACGGGCAACCGTGCCGGCCCAGATTTCAGGCGCGTTTGTGAAGAGCGTCACCTTCCAGCCATCACGTTTGGTCCACTCGTGAATGTACTTGGCCTCCTCCTGAAATTCGAAAGTGGAGATAACCTCGCCAAGGTGGTCGATGAGCTTCTTGTCGTAAACCTTTTCATTAAAATCGCTCACGTCAATTCCAAAACTGTTATGGAGACCTCGAGCCGTGTGACCGTGCGCCATGTACAGGACGCGGTTGACGTCGCGTGGGTCCTTGGCGCTAGGCATTTTGGCCCGAATGTAATTGACGCAGTTTTCATTGACGTGATTCATGAGGAGCTTGTCGCGCACGATGACTCCATCTATGTCGAGAACGAGCGACTTTATGGCCATTTAATTTAGAACTGCTGAGAACTTTAAATGAGAGATTTAAAGAAGATGATGGTATTCATAGTATAATGGCGCTCAATGTTATCAAGATTAATCCTTCTGCAATTCTCCCAGTTCGCGCTACCGCTGGCGCTGCTGGTTACGACCTCTTCAGCACTGATAGCTACGTTGTTTTACCAGGCCGCCGCGTCGTCGTCTCGACCGGCATCACAGTACAGCTCCCGCCAGGAACTTATGGACGAATTGCACCTCGCTCTGGACTGGCCGTGAAGCACGGTCTGGACACGCTGGCGGGCGTCATCGATCCAGACTACACGGGTGAGATCAAGGTGGTCCTCCAGAATCTGGATTGTACGCAGCCGTTCGTTATCCGCCCGGGGTACCGGATCGCGCAGCTGATCCTCGAGAACTACACCGTGGCCGATGTTGTGGAGATTCCAGGCGAGTGCACGGGGCTGGTCGCCTCGCCGACGGCCCGTGGCACCGCAGGCTTTGGTTCGACCGGTGCTTAGAGATTTTAGACCCTAATAAATTAAGTAAGATGAGCGTTCCTTTCCAAGCGGTCGCTTGGGAGGGCGCAGACTCGCCCGAAAATTTGTATGTCGTACGAATCTTCGGTCGGGCCGAAAACGGTCAATCGGTCTCTCTTGGGACCCGATTCAATCCCTTCTTCTACGTCAAGCCGCCCAAGGGTGCTGACCTGACAGAGTTGCGCAAGTTTTTCAAGGGCACGTTCTTCAGGGACCTCGTGTCGTGTGAGCTTCACCACGGCACGGACCTCTGGGGGTTCCAGAATGGTGAGCTCTCTCGGTTCCTGAAGCTCGAGTTCAAGAGCCATCGTGCGCTCCGTGGCTGCGTCTGGTGCATCGAGAATCGCAAGTACCCAGAGCTCAACGGATGCTCGGTCTACGAGGCGAATATCGACTCGGTCCTGCGCTTCATGCACTGCTCAGGGATCCGCTCGACCGGCTGGGTCGACCCCGGCCCGTGCGAACCTGACGTGGATACCACGTGTGACGTGGCTCTGTGGTCGCCCAACTGGAAGCACGTCCGGCCGATCGATCGCGACGACTTTGCGCCCCTGCGAATCATGTCCTTTGATATCGAGTGTTACTCGAGCACGGGCGCCTTCCCTGACGCCAAAAACCCTAGTGACGTCATCTTTCAAATCGGTATGACGACCAGGGACTTTGGGCGCGAGGGTTGGGTCGACCGCAAGTGTCTATGCCTCAAGCAGTCGGCCGGGCCGGACCTCGAGTGCTTCGACACGGAGAAGGCGCTTCTGCAGGCTTTCCAGCGCCACCTCTTGAAGATTGATCCGGACATTATTACAGGATGGAACATCTTCGGGTTCGATCTCGAGTTTTTGCAGGTTCGGGCGACGATCCACCACAAGCTGACTCCCGTATGGGGTCGTGTCAAGAATTCTGTAGCAGAATTGGTCGTCAAGAATTTGAGCTCGAGTGCTCTAGGCAACAACGAGCTCAAGATGGTGCCTATGAAGGGCCGGTACGTCTTTGATCTGTTCCAGGATGTCAAGCGCGAGCACAAGCTCGAGAGCTATTCGCTGAATAATGTGTCCAAGCACTTCCTCAAGGATCAAAAGAACGACATGCCGGTCAAGGAGATTTTTAGGCGCTACGCAGAGGGAAACCCCGAGCGCCTCGGTGAGGTTGCGGCGTATTGCATCAAGGATACGGAGCTTCCTCATGCGCTCATGGACAAATTGTGCCAGATCCAGAACCAGATCGAGATGGCCAAGGCGTGCTGGGTCCCTCTTGCATTTTTGAGCGAGCGAGGACAACAGATCAAGGTGTTTAGCCAGATGGCCTACAAGGCGCGCGAGCTGAACTTCATCATCCCTACGTTCAAGTATGGCGCCTCTGGGCCAGCGGACGAGGGCTACGAGGGTGCGACGGTGCTCGAGGCGCAGGCCGGGGCGTACTATGGACCAATCACAGCCCTCGATTTCGCGAGTCTGTACCCGAGCATCATGTGCGCCCACAACCTGTGCTACTCGTCGCTAGTGATGGATGCCCGGTACGACAATCTACCAGGCGTTCAGTACGAACAGTTTGGATCGCATCGGTTTGC